GAATACTGATCAAGGAACTGCCAGCTTTCCTGCGCCGTGTAACCCATCCGGTCACGGCGGCCAATCGCCGCAGCAGCGGCATACATGCTCGACGCGCTGCCGGACCTTCCGGCGTACCCGCGGAGACGCTGCGCAAGGTCAAGCGACTCGACTTCCCGGGCATACGCAGCTTGATAGGCCTGTGACAGAATAGCGCCGATTCCGCCGATGCCGGCGAGCGCCAGCGCGGACCTTCCGAAGCCGATACCGCGCCGCAGGAGCTGCGACCGGAGCATCCGTCCGAACAGGCTGTTTTCGGAGGCTTCATTAAGCTGGCCGGCGTCTACGCCAGCGGTCTTCATCGAAAAGCTGGAAGCTTCCGAAGTTCGCTCTTTGTAAATGCGCTCGATAATATAGAGCTGCTGCCGCAGCACGTCCAGCTCTTTCTCGCGCTCCTGAATCGTCTTGCGTATTTCCTCGCGCTCGTCCTCCTGCGCACGCTCCATGCGCTCATAGAGGCGGTCCAGTGCATCATTGTGCCGCTGGAACTCCGCATCGATGGCCTCCATTGTCGACCGGAAGCGGTTTTTGAAGATATCCAATGCGCGCAGGTTTTCTTCGCTGAACACACCACCGCGCCGAGCGCCACGGTTGACTTCCGTGACGATCGTTTGCAAGTCCTTCCGAAGGGTCTTGATTCCTTCTTGAAGGCGTGTGTACTGCGGCGTACCCGGCATAGGGACGCCAATAGATGATCCGCCCCGTGCCGTTGCTTGCGGCGACGACCCCGCGCGGAGCTGGCGCATTTGAAGCTCGTACAGCCGCTCGGCCTCCATAACCTGCCTGCGGATCACATCGAGCTGCCGTTCGCGCTCCTGAATCGTGCGCCGGATCGCGTCGCGCTCGGACGCCTGCGCCCGGCTCATGGACCGATGAAGTTCGTCGATGATCTGATTCTGCTTCTCGAACTCGCGGTCGATCTCTCGAAGCGTGGAGACAAACCGGCGCCGGAATAAATCGAGCGCACGAAGACGAGACTCGTCGAACACGCCTCCCCCTCGTGCGCCCCGGCTCAGTTCATCCGTGACATTTTTCAAATCGCTTCGCAGTTGCTTAAGACCGCGTGTTAGCTGTCCGAAGTCGCCGCGTGCCGAGACGCGAATCGATTGCTCCACGGAGAACACCCCCTGCAAGGGACTGGGAAGGCGCCAGCTCTACACGTCTTCCCAGTCGTCACTATCGTCTGTATCGGAGCTGTCCAGCTCTGGCACGCTGTTCGCCCCGGATTCTTCAGCCTCAACCTGCTTTTCGTATTCTTCGTAGGTCGGGTCTGTAAAGATTTCTTTTGCGCTGTTGCGCAGCATCTGGTCGAGCTCTAAGTGCGCAAATTCGAGCTCGATCTGCTCGTCCGTCATGGCCAGAATGCGCGGATCAGTCGGCGGAATTCCCCCGTACAGATGCTTCCGAAGCATCCAAAGCTTCCGCTCCTTCGGAATCCGAACCATCATCGGAAGCAGTTGCTGCACTTCGGACGAGAAAGGAGTCCTCCCAGTTACGGTACTGGCCGTACACATGGTAGATGATCTCAATTTCCGTCAACTTTTCCATGTCGCGCAGCCAGTCCGGCATATCCACCATAGCGACGCGGAGCGTTGCCATGACACGCGCGTGGAACTTCGCATTCTCGTCGATGAAGCGGATGTCGGTCACGCCCGCCTTTCGGAAGTACTCAGCCACGAGCGCTTCCACGCGCAGCATGTCGCCTACCGTAAGGCGCTTGAACGTCACGTCGCCTTTGTACGTGTTGCCTTCGGGAGATGTGAAGTCGATATGTACCGTCTTCCGAAGGTTTCCGGCGAGCTGAACGTTCTTTTGGGCCTCCATGAGCGCCTTGACCTTCTCCATGTTTTCTTGATAAACCTCGTTTTTCACCTTTACCATCCCTTTCATATGATTTCTCTCCAATTATAAAACATCTCCCACCCAAACGGATAGGAGATGTTTCGGTCTTCGGAAGATTGATCGTTACGCTACCGTTTCGGCGACGCCTTGGTCAGCCGACAGGTAGTACCACGTTGCCTGCTCGCCGGCGAACGCGTTCGCCCGGAAGTCCTCGGAGCTTTCTGCGAGCGTACATCCCCGGTAGACCATGACGATTTCTCCGGTGTAGATGTCCGTAACCTCGATGTCGATGACGCCCATTTGCAGGATACCGATACCGAGGGCGGCCAGACCCAGTTGCTTCAGCGAGCGTTGGCGGATGCGGTACTTTTCCAGCGTCACCGATCCGTCATACCGGAGTGCCACGTGCTCGTTCGGCATGATGGAGCCGATTTCGTACACACCCTCAACGCCGAACGAGCGCCGGCCGCTGATCGACTGGGCGCGTCCGATCTCCTGCCCGTTTACCTTCAGGCGAATTGTGTGGCCGGAGTGCACCGATTGCTGATTTACGCTTGCCATTTCCTGCTTCCCCCTTTACATGGTATAGGTTCCAGCCGACTCATTACAGGGTCAGGCTGGTCGTGATGAGGAAGTTGTTGATCGGGAGCGTCGGCGTGCCCTGCCATTCCAGATTAAACGTCGTACCGTTCCGCGTGACTTTGACGGAATCCGCAACGTATCCGGCAATCAGGCCGCTCGATACGAACTGCTCCAGCATCGATACCAGATCGTTGTACATCGTGATTTCGACGCCGCGGACGCCAGCTTTGCCGACGTACTTGTTCTCGAAGTGCGTTTCAAGATTTTCGGACATAATGTCCTTCAGCGTCGATACCGACAGTTCAGCTTGCGTCAGGTCGGCCGAGGACGAAGTCGTAATGCCCTGCACGATCCGGTATCCGCCGTTCTTCACCACTTCGACGACGCAGACGTGCGCATTCAGAAGTTCGACGATTTCCGTCGGCTTGTACTGCTTCTCGAGCCCTGCGAACTTGACCGCCTTATAGGTAACAGGCTCCTGCGGCTCTTGACCGGACCAAATACCGGCTACGGCCGCTGCCGTGTAGTACGACGGCTTCGTTACTCGGTTGCCGCTGGAGTCCGCTACCATCGGACAAGGCGTGGCCAGCAGCGCGCGTTCGTTATTCAGCGCAGCAGCAAGATTCTTGATGTTTTCAATGGACTCGCCTACAGCGTGGCCGTAGAATGCCCGGCGACGACGGCGGTTGTGGATGTTCGACATAGCCTGTACATGCGCATCGACCTTCGCCTGAATGGCTTGTGCTGTCGTGACCGGGATCAGGCCGTCCACTTCGATCTGCTCGAGCACTTCCAGCGCTTCTTCCCAGTCGCTGTCCGTGACCGGTGCGCCTGCGCCGCCACCCGACAGATTCGTTTCGGCCAGCGTGCCGAGAACTGCGGTACCGGAACCAACCACTTCAGCCGTTACGAGCGCGCTGCTGGCGTTGACGAGTGCTGCAAGTTCTTCAACCGTCTTCGTCGCATCGTAGGACTCCGACCTCCCGTCGAACGCCACGATAAGGTCGTTGTTTGCGACTTCCACCGTGATGCCGTTGCCTTTCGTGCCATGGGCACGTGCCGTCAGCTTCAGTACATCGGCCGGGGATTCTTCGTCGTTGTCCTTCAGCGTGATGCTGGCGGCTACCGGTTTGTTTACCGGCACAACGTAGATCAGGTTGGCGCCATGCTGCCATGCGGTGTACATCACATCCAGCAGCTCGCCCTGCGTCAGCGCTTTACGCGCTTCGGAAGGCTCCGTGAAGGCGTAGGCACGACCCGGCGCCAGCGAGGCGGACTCATCCATCACGCCGATTACGGCCAAACTGCGGAGTGCGCCCAGCGAGACCGGAACCATGTTCGCTGTATCCACAATCGCAAAAGCACCCGGGCGCTGGATGGTCGTTCCGCCAAACGAGATGTTGATTGCCATAGCTGATACCCTCCTTTACGGACTTTACGGATACACCCGTTTTGCTTGCTTTTCGAAGGCTGCGGCCCATTCCTCCGCTGTTTTCGGGTCCAGCGCGCCCGGAGTGTTGGCAGCCTCCGCCTTGAAGCTTGCGACCAGTCCGGGGCGTACCGATACCCGCCGCAAGTACCCTTCAAACGTAATTTTACAGTCTTCCGAAGCTTGCGTCGACGCTAATTTACTCCCGCCTCCGTTCACTTCGGAAGGCTGAGGGCTGTCTTCCGCCTTCGGAAGTTCTGCGGCTACAGGCTCCTGTACAGCCTTGCGCTGTTGGCCCTTCTGCGTCTTCGTGCTCCGCTTACTCATATCCGTCATCCTCCTTCCACAGTGCCATTATCGATGACCGCCGAGATCGGCTCGACATCTTCGATGATATCGACGTTGAGCGGATTCGCATAAGTCAGGGTAATGGTGCTCCAGTAGATAACGCTCGGAGCAAACTGCATGGTGCTGTCCTGCTCGTCCCTGCCCATGCGAAGCGTGACATTACGAAGCCCTTTCTCAACCAGCGGCAGCCGGAACGCGAACAGGATCGCGCGCAGTGTAAGGTAAAGTGCGTCGCGCTGGTCGGCGTTCGTGTGCCAGATGCGGACTTCCATGGACTCATTGAAGAACGTGCCCTGCTGGTGCCGGAACTCTCCAGTTCCGTCGTAAGAAGCACCGATGCTGTCACCGATGGACATTTGCGTTTCGTCGTCGGATATTCGGTTGATGCCAATGCATGGCAGCTCGCTTGGTAGGGCAGGATCGGACTTCAGGACGCGGACATCCCCGAAGCCCTTTTTCGGAAGCTGGGCTTTTAGAATGTCGACCAATTCCTGCTTCACGTCTATTGTGGCGTAGTCGAACTCAATGTCAGCCATCAGCTTCCCCCCAATCCCATAAAGTAAAGGTCCATTTCGAATCCGCGCCGGATGAGCTGAAGCACTTCTTCCTTCGTATTCTCGACAACCGCTTCGCGGATCGGGCGCGGCGGCGTTCCGGGATGCATCCAGCTCCGCGGGTCGGACTTATCCGACACCCTTCGGAAGGTCATGTACTGCGAATGCCCCGGCCGTCCCATGCGAACCATGCCCTCATAGATACCGCTTTTGTGCTGATAGCCGGCCCCCGGGTGAGCGCCGATGTGCGTCCGCATGCCGTACTGTGCGTCGCGCTCCACACCCTGACTGTACCGTCCGCCCCAAACATAAACACGGGCGTCTCCAGTCAACCCCTGCTCCCGCCGGGTGTAGCCGAGCCGCCGGGCAGCGTTATAAACGGCCCGGGGCATAGCCGGAATTGTCGTCGCGCCGGGCGTTCCGTGCCGGAACGGAATCGTGATGTACCGGCTTCCGTTCTTGCCCTTCTTCGCTTTCGGCGAGGACAGCAGCGCTTGCTTCATATCCCGCGGGCGCTGCCCCTTCTCAATAGACTCACCGTGCGGGCTGGTCGTGAACACTTCACCCGTCAGGTCGTTCGGAAAACGAACGCCGTCCTGAATGCTGCGGACATATTCGCCGGTCACCACGTTGATGCGGAAGCTTCCACCGCTGTACGTGACGTAAGCGCCGGATGCGTACTGAATCCACGTGCGCTGAATGACATCGACCGTGGCTGCTCGTATGGCCTCTTTGGTAAAAGGGAGCTTTTGCCCGCTCGAGCCCGCCGATTCCAGATTCGAAATGATCGTATCCAGATTCGGAAGCTCGGCGGAGATCGTCAGTAGGCTCATACCGGCTTCTCAAAACCCGCCGCCCGGTATCGCAGCACCACATAACGCGGCAGAAGCTGGCCGTCCTGATAGCGGGGCTTCGGAAGTGTTGTCAGGACCGTGAATGACGGCCTGTGGTGGTAAGTGACGCTATACTGCTCCCCATCTTCCGGCGATCTTCCGCCGGGCAGCCATACGATGCGGTTGTTCTCGTGTGTGTAGTCGACATCCGGCTCGTAGTCGATAATCTCTCCCGTCACCGGGTCGGTCTTGCGCACGACCTGAATGTCGATGATGTGATCATTCAGTAGTGTGTCCGCCGGCCTCTGGTACATCGGCTGATTGCGGATCAGGACTTCAGAAGATTTATAGTCATCGTCTGTGACGGTGATGATGTCGAACATGCCGACGTTGTACGCCGGAACGATCTCTTTTACGTTCATGTTGAACGTTCCGTCGTCGTTCCGCTTGTACATGTACTTCGGAACCGTCATGACGGCGTCGCCGACATGGAACATACCCGCCGTTTCCTCGAACTCGGCGTTCTGCGTGATGCTGGTCAGCAGCACCCGGCTCAGTACCGGCGGCTTGAAGATGCGTCCCCGGCCGTTGCAGGCGGCGCAATCGTACCTCGGCTGCTGGCTGTCCATGTTCCAGCACGAGCACAGAATGCCTTCTTCCCACAACACGTCACGTCCGCGCCGATAGATAAGGTCTTCGAAGCGGTCGCCATGCAGGCGTATCTTCCGAATTGCATTACCCACATCCGACACCGCTTATCCCTCCTTTACAGTACGGTAAACGTGACGCCGCGCACCGCAGACCGGATGTTGCCGGATTTCGCGCTGAAGAAGTCCTTCACTTCGTCCTGCAACTGTTTGATGTGCGCGCCGTAGGTGGCTGACGTTGCGGATGCCGTCAGGCTGACGGACTCGCTCAGACCGTCGATGGATGTCGACATGCCGGCAATACCGACCATGACGGCGTCGCCAGCGACGCCCAGAATGTCGATAGCTGCCATCTTGCCGACAGCCGTAACGATGTCACTCGGAATCTGGCCGAGCTCGAAGCCTGCGACATACGAGGCGAAGATCATCTGTGGCACGTTCGTCTGAATCAATCCGGTCAAGAACGGATAGCCGGAAAGCGACGATCCTGCAAGGCTGAAGATCGTCGGATCGCCGGCATACGGCACAATCCTGACTTGCCCGGAGCGCGGGTTGGTCTTCAGCCACTCCGGCTTCGTCATGAAGTCGAAGATGATCTGGTTATTTGGAAGTATCAGCTTGAACTCGTGCAGCTCGATGACCGGACGATGCCGCAGTTGGAGGAATCCGTAGTTGAACCACTGCTTGTAGTCGTAATCATACGGCGGTTCCTCGATGTCGAAGTCCACGCCGGGCTCGAGCCCGCGCATCTCGCCGTTGCACGCGATAATCGTCGGCTTTAGGAAGACTCCCAGCTCACGCTCCATGCGGGCGATTGCGCCGTTCATAAAGGAGATGATGTCCTCGTCCGTCATCGGCGTTCCGTCTTCGGTAGCCAGCGGAAGGCCGAAGCACCACTGCCGGCGAACGTCGTCCGGGCTCGGAAGGTTCGTCGTGGACTTATACTTTTTGATCGTCCCGCCCTGTCCGTCGTCGATTTCCTCGACTTCCCAGTACGGAACAACTTTCGTGTACTTCGGCATAGGGTCCACTCCTTACGAGCGGTAAGCGACCACCGTGACCGGACCACTCGCTTTGAAGGTGTACAGCGACATCGGAATTGCCCGCGTCGTTCCGGCCTTAATCGGGATGCCGGCCGGAACAGCCGGGTTCGCTATGCCACTCGGGAGGATCGGATTCGGGAAGAAGTAGACATCCGATTGTCCGTCATTGGTCACTTCCGCGTACAGATAGGCGCCGTGCGAGTCGAGTACGCCTTCGGTTACGCCCTCGAACACGGCATGACTTCGGAAGCCAAATACAGGCATGTATTACCCCTCCTTCTTCGGGGCTGCCGGTTTGGCCGGCGTGCGGCGCGTGGGTGCTGCCGGTGCTGCCGGTGCTGCCGGTGCTGCCGGTGCTGCGGGCAAGGTCGAAGAAGCTTCAGCAGCTTCAGCAGCTTCAGCAGCTTCAGCAGCTTCAGCAGCTTCAGCAGCTTCAGCAGCTTCAGCAGCTTCAGCAGCTTCAGCAGCTTTCTTCAGCTCCGCAACCTCTGCCTCCAGTGCCTTAATTTTCTCTTGTGCCTTCTGAAGCTCAGCCGTAAGGTCAGCGTTGGCTGCCCTCGCGCGCGCCAGTTCGCCGCGCAGGTCGCGTTCCTCGTCCGAGACCACTTTCGGTGCTGCGGCTGCCGATGCAGCTTCTTCCGGCGCCGGGAACGTGCCATCTTCATTGGCGAACAGGTATTCATGCGACAGGTGCTCCTTCAAGAACTCGGCAACCTTTTCCGAAACAGAAGCGACGCCGTTCTCGCTGAACACCACGAGCTCTCCACAAATCTTGACCGTCTCCGGGAACCGGCCGACGATCTTTCTGACTTTGATAGCCGACATAGCGATTCAGCTCCTTAAATGCTTGATAATAGTCGAAAGGAAGGGCTTGGACGGAGCCCTGCCCTTCCTCTCTGTAGATGTCTGCGGCTTAGCGCGCAACGGGCTTGATCGTGCCGAAGCTCGTCGCACCGTAGGTCGGACCGAACAGCGGACGGTTGCTGTTGATGCCTTGCACGCCGATGTTCTTGATGACGACGATCCGGCGCGGGTTGTAGACCTGAACCATGCCGTACAGCAGGATCATGAAGCGTTCCGAAGCGCTGATGCGCGCCAGCGGCATCTTCATGAGCGGTGCAAGCTGTTTGAAGCACAGCACTTGGTCGGGATCGTTGTCGATCAGGATTGCCGTATGCGTGCCCGGAATGTCGAAGTTCCGGTCCGAGATCACTTGCGTCGGCTCCGTACCGCCTACATCCTTCACTTCGAAAGCGAATTGCGCTTCGGAAGCGTTGCTCGTTACGCCTCGATATACGCGGTACGTCAGTGCCGCCGGGTCGGTGACTACCCGGTTGATCGTGATGTCTGCACGTTGGCCGGATGCGACAGCTACGCTGCCAGCGTAAACCGGTGCGGATTCGCCTTGGCTGTTGACTGCGGACACGAAGTAGTGATACGTGCCGGCCGTCATCTTGCTCGTCGCATCTTCCACAGCGTCAACCGGTGCAGCGATACCCGTGATGGTCGGAACAGCCGGTGCGCCTTTTTGCGAAGCAGCTTTCGGTGCGCCCAGCGGCTTCAGGAAGATGTTGTTGACGAACTGGATCGAGGCCGCGTTTGCTTGATAGCCGGTTACCGGCTGACCGAGTCGGATGCCTTCACCCGGATTGTCGACACGCTGACGGCCGTTGTACACGCCGTTCGCCGTCGTACCGAGGACGATCTTCGACAGGTCCTTGTGCACTTGGTTGGTCATGTGCAGCTCGAGGCTCGGGTTGCCGTAGTTGTCCAGTACGATCGTCGCGATGTCTTCCAGTGTGAATTCATCCAGCGGGTTGCCCCGCATGTCGATGATGTGTTGGTTTTCATACGGCTTGCCTGCGACGAAGTTCTTCACTTGCGCAATGACACCGTCGAATGCCAGCGGGTTCAACGAAGAATCCGCGAAGTACAGGGCACGCTCCAGTTGCATCAGCAGCCATTGCGTACCGTCGCGCGTTTGTTGCGCTACGATATCACCGATCGTGTTGCGCACCAGCGTTGCCGGATGCGTGATAACACGAGTCGTACCGAGATACTTCACGTATTGCGCTTGGCGGATGAAGTTCGAATCTTCTTCGTTCGGCAGGCCGCCTTCAACGAAGAACGGAGACGAATCCCCACCGTAGCTGTCCAATACGTTGAATTCTTCGACCGTGTTGAATGCTTTCTTCTTGCCGATAGATTTCCAGAACTTGATGTGCTGGTCTTTCGCAGTCACGACCTTGAGCGTACCTTCAAGCGACTGCGGACGGATAGCGGACATGTCAGCATAGGCACCATTGCCATATGCTTCGCCATCCTGACCAGTACCGAGGGCCTTCTGAAGCTCGTCGAGTTGTTCTACCGACGATACACCGAAGCCTTCGGTAACTTGCGGGTCCATAACACCCAACATGTCGCGTTCTCCCCTTTCTCTTAGGCTAATGGATTATTCAGCCGATGCGAGGCCGAACTTCACGCGCAGCTCGTGCGGAAGGTTCAAGTTCTCGAGCGGAACACCCGCCTCGTAGCGCATGATTTCTTCGCCGAGGCTGTAGTTGCCGGCTTCGAACGATTTATTCAGCTCGGCGAGCACTCTCGCTCTCGTCAGCTTGCCTTCCATCGGCTGCGGACCCAGATTGAAGCCCTTCGTGATGGTTTGGACTTCCCGCGTCGACGTTACGCCGCGGCGCCCGATCGGACGATTCAGCAGTTCTTCGAAGGATTTCTTCAGCTCAGCGTTTTCTTCCGCAAGGTCGCGGAGCTGTTCGCCAACGGCCTTGAATGCCTTCAGAAGTGCGCTTTGCTGACGGCTTACGCTGCTCAGGGACTTGTTCACGGTGTCGATCGAGTAGCCGACTTCGTCGACGAGTCTGGACAGGAAGTCCGAGACTTCCAGCGCTTGCTGCACCGTGCTGTCCTTGCTGAAGGACTTCGCAAAACCTTCGCCGTCGCCTTCCTCGTCGCTGTCCTCGTCGCTGTCCTCGTCGCTGTCCTCGTCGCTGTCCTCGTCACTGTCCTCGTCGGCGTCTTCGTAGTCCTCGCTGTCGTCCTCGTAATCTTCCTCGTCATCTTCGGAAGATTGCGATTTCAGCAGCTCGTCCTCGTCCTGCACAGCTTCGATGTCCAGCGCCTTCTCCAGTTCCTCCAGCGCCGTGTCGAGCACACCCGTTTGCTTGCTCATCGTCTCACCCCCATGGCTCTTGATTAAGAGCCGAATTTTCCCGTGGTTTTGCTTGACGAACGCACCGAAAGTGTAGGCGTCGTCGTAGTTGAAGCCTTTCAGTTTGGCAAAGGCGAAGGCCTTCATGGCCAAACTTCCCGGCGAGTCCACGGATTTATGGATATCGTCTTCGTCGCTTTCAACGAAAGCGCGCAGAAGACG